TTTTACCCGCTTTTTGACCATGTTTTTGAGGATGGTTACAAGTGGGGCGAGGACTTCAGTTTTTGCATTCGTTGGCGAAAAATCGGTGGGCGAGTCTGGATTGACCCTGAAATTGCAATGGGGCATACTGGCTACAAGATTTTTCAAGGACACATAGGAAAGTGGTTAAAAAACCGCTAATCGGCTAAAATAAATCATCATTGATAAAGGAAGGCTCATGTCTACCACCTCTACCATTCGTTCCATTGGCGTAACTACGGCAGTATCGGTGGGGGCAACCGCTACCTCAGCCGTTCTGATTCAATCCAACACCAATGACAAAAACACTTTTGTGTCATTGATCAACACTGGTTCTACTGCTGTTGCGGTGGTTTTTGGCCCGAGTGATGTTGCTGACCCTGTTGTGCCTGTGAGTGGTAGCACGACTGGCAATTTTGTGTTGCCTCCGAGCATGAACGCACCGATCATCTTTGAAATTCCGACCACGCCTTGCTATGTCAAGATGATTGGCTCTGCTGCTGGCCCGTCTATCGTTTATGTAACCCCTGTGGCGATGTAATGACAAGCCCCGCAAATTCGTCAGTTCAGAACTTACTGCCTGTTCAGGCGTATTTCTCAACTGATGGGACATTCCAGACCTTCATTGGTCAAGGTCAGCCGTTCTATGCAAGTGTCAATCCGCAACAGTCGGGTTTGAACATCACAAATAGCACGATTGACAGCACCACGATCGGTGCAACGACCCCATCAACAGGTGTTTTTACAAACATTCTGGCAACCACAGGGCAAGTCACAACTGCGCCTGTCAACAACATTGATATTGTTAACAAGCAATACGTTGATGCAATTGCACAAGGTCTAAACCCCAAGCAAGCAGTCAAATGTGCGACCACTGCAAACATCACTCTGTCGGGTTTGCAGACGATTGACACTTACACCACATTGGCTGGTGATCGAGTTCTTGTAAAAAATCAATCCGCAAGTGCAGAAAACGGCATTTATGTCGCTGCATCTGGCGCATGGACTCGTGCAACCGACATGGATGTATGGTCGGAAGTGCCAGGCGCATACACAGTCATTCTGTTTGGCTCATCTAACGCAAACACCAGTTGGGTTTGTACGGCTGCCGACTCAGGGACAATCGGCGTTACTGCAATGCCTTGGGTGCAATTTTCTGGCTCTGGCGTTTATTACGCTGGCACAGGACTGTCGCTTGCATCCAACACTTTCAGCATCACAAATACTGGTGTGACCGCTGCATCTTATGGCTCGGCATCCAAGAGTCTGAGCGCCACAGTTAATGCCCAAGGTCAACTGACCGCATTGAGTGCCCAAGACATTGCAATTGCGGCAAGCCAGATTACTAGCGGCACGATTGACACCGCAAGAATTGCAGGGTCTTACACAGGAATTACAGGTGTCGGAACTTTGACAGTTGGCACTTGGAGCGCAACCACGATTGGCGTGGCTTATGGCGGCACTGGAGCGACTAGCCTGACAGGATATGTCAAGGGTAGTGGCACAAGCGCATTTACAGCCTCTGCAACAATTCCAAACACCGATATTAGTGGGTTGGGTACTATGTCCACCCAAAACGCTAATAACGTCTCTATTACAGGCGGTTCTGCGACCCTTGGCACGCTGATCACATCGGGTTTGACTGGTTATTTGTATGGAAATGGGTCTAGTGCTGTTACGGCATCTACGACCATTCCAAACACGGCGATCACTGGTTTGGGCAGTATGTCCACCCAAAACTCAAATAATGTGAATATCTCAGGCGGGACGATCACAGGATTGACCAGTCTTGGTTCTGATTATTTGCAGTTCAACACAGGTGCGACTGTTACCCCCGCGGTCGGCAAGATTTGGTGGGATGGTGGCACGACTTTGAATGTCGGGATGACCACCAATGTCACTGGTCATGCCCTAGAAGATTCGTTCTATTACATCAAAGCCTCGTCAGCCATTACCAAGGGTCAAGTGGTGATGTTTACAGGCTCTGTGGGGGCTTCTGGCGTTGCCACAGGTGCGCCAGCCACAGGCGTTAGCGATGGCTCATACATCATGGGTATCGCCGCCGAGGACATTGCCCTAAATGGCTTTGGTTTGGTGCAATATTTGGGCACTCTGCGAGCCGTTAATACCAACTCTTTTGCCGATGGTGACATTCTTTGGTACGACCCTGCAAATACTGGTGGTTTGACCAAAACGAAACCGACCGCCCCGAATGTCAAAGTACAAATGGCTGCGGTCATTTCTGCGGGTACTAATGGCACATTGCTGATCAGGGTGAACTCTGGCTCGGTGTTGGGCGGGACTGACTCAAATGTGCAGTTTGGCACGCTTAACAACGGCGATGTAATCCAATACAACAGTTCTTTGGGGTATTGGGCAAACGTTGCACCGAGTTCTGTGTCGGTTGGGACTGCGACCAATTTGGCGGGTGGCGGTGCGGGTTATGTGCCTTACCAGACTGGTTCTGGTGCAACTTCGTTTGTGGCAGCAGGGACTTCTGGACAAGTCTTGACCTCAAATGGCACTGGCGCACCCACTTGGACAACCCCAACGGCTTATGCGACTGTCACTGATGACACGACCACCAATGCCACTCGATACCCGCTATTTGCCAATGTCACCACTGGCAATCTGACCACCGAATACACCAGTTCAACTAAATTCCAGTTCAATCCTTCCACAGGAACTTTGACTGCAACTGCGTTTAGTGGTTCTGGTGCGTCTTTGACGAGCCTGACTGCGGGTAACTTGTCGGGTACGATTCCTAGCGGTGTTTTGGGCAATTCAACGCTGTATATTGGCACGACCGCAATTGCCCTTAACAGAGCAAGCGCAAGCCAAACCTTGACAGGCACAAGCATTGATGGGTCGGCGGGGTCTGCTACCACGGCAACCACGGCAACAAATGCCACAAATGTTGGGGTAACTGACAACACCTCTACAAATGCCACTTACTATCCGACATTTGTAAGCAACACAACAGGCAATTTGCCTATTACTGTGTCATCCACTAAACTTAAATTCAATCCAAGCACAGGTGCTTTGACTGCTTCTCAACTGGTAATTGCGCCATAAGGAACTAACATGGGAAATCTTGTTTTTCAAGCAACTTTGGGCGGTCAGGTCAACTTGGTTGGCCCGAATACCGCATCCACTTACAACATCAATGTTCCCACAGTTAATGGCAACTTGGTCACGACTGGCGACACAGGAACTGTCACCAATACGATGTTGGCAAGTTCTGCCTATGCAATTCCTGGCACGATTGGTAGCACGACACCAAATTCAGGTGCATTTACCACTCTAGCAGCGTCAGGGACAATCACTTATTCTGGTCTAACCGCTTCAACGGCGTTGGCGCTTGATGCGTCTAAAAATGTGGTTTCTGTGACCAATACTGGTTCAGGCAATAATGTGTTGGCAACAAGTCCAACTTTGGTAACTCCTGTTCTTGGGACTCCTACGTCTGGCAATTTGAGCAACTGTACTGCTGATGGTACTAACTCAGTTGGCTATCGCAACATTCCTCAAAACAGTCAGACAGGTGCTTACACCTTGGTTGCTGGAGATGTTGGTAAGCACATTTCCATCACCACAGGAGGCGTGACTTGCAACGCATCTGTGTTTAGCGCAGGTGATGTTGTAAGTATTTTCAACAATTCCAGTTCAAATCAAACGATCACTGCTGGAACAAATGTGACCTTCCGCTTGGCTGGTACTGCAACTACTGGAAACAGAACTTTGGCTCAATATGGTGTTGCAACTTTGCTATGTACTGTCGGCGGCGCAACTCCTACATTTGTTGTTTCGGGGAATGTGACATGAGTGGCATTCATGCAATGTTTTTGAGTGCGGTTGCCGCCACGCCTATACCTGTTAATTACCTTGTTGTCGCTGGAGGCGGTGGTGGCGGTGGTGGCGGTTTTGGCGGTCGTCCTGGAGGCGGAGGTGGTGCTGGTGGTTATAGGACTGGCACTACTGAGGCATATTCAGGAAACACATTTACAGTCACTGTTGGCGGTGGTGGGAGCGGCGGTACAGCCAATGACTCTGGAAATGGAAACGGGATTAAAGGGACAAACTCTGTCTTTGGGCCAATCTCATCCACTGGCGGCGGTTATGGCGGCTGGGGAAGGACTGGATATAACTACCCCGGTGGCCCCGGCGGTTCTGGCGGTGGCGCTCAAAACGGTGACGGCACGGCCAGTAGCGGTGCGGGCAACCAAGGAGGTTACACACCCCCAGAAGGTAACAATGGTGGTGGCGGTCTTGCTGGTGCTACTGGATATTTTGGTGGCGGCGGTGCAGGCGCGGCGGCGGACAATAGTGGTAACGGAGGCGCTGGATCAGCGTCTTCAATTTCTGGCGCATCAGTAACCTATGCTGGTGGTGGCGGCTCAAACGGCGGTGCTGGCGGTGCTGGCGGCGGCGGTGCTGGTTATACAAGTTTTACAAATGGTGTCGCTGGCACTGCAAATACTGGCGGTGGTGGCGGTGGTGGCGGTTCTGGAGACGGTTCTACTGGTGGTGGTACTGGCGGTAATGGTGGTTCTGGCATTGTGATCATCCGTTATCCAAACACCTACCCGGCCGCAACAGCAACAACGGGTTCGCCGTCCGTTTCCAACACTGGCGGTTATCGAATCTACAGTTGGACTGGTTCTGGCTCAATTACTTTCTAAAACCATGGCACACTTTGCACAACTTGATCAAAACAACATGGTGGTTCAAGTCATTGTTGTCAGCAATGAGACCATCAACAATTTACCATTCCCTGAGAGCGAACCTGTGGGGGTGGCGTTTTGTCAAAGCCTTTATGGCTCAGATACAAAATGGGCGCAGACTTCCTATACCGCAAGTTTTCGGTATCGGTACGCTGGTAGCGGTGACTCGTTTGTGAGCGAGGCTCAACCAAATGGTGCGTTTATTGAACCCAAGCCCTACCCGTCTTGGTTGCTGAATACCACGAATTACACTTGGCAAGCGCCTGTGCCGTATCCGACAGATGGGCAGATTTACCAATGGGATGAGGCCACGCTTTCGTGGGTATTGATTGAGTAAAAAATGAACTGGAAAATTCTTGAAATTCATGCAGATGGTGACTTGATCACCCATGTGCGATACCATGCCGAAAAAAGTGGGATTGATACCGAAGGCTATTGTTACTTTACAGAGCCAAAATTGTCAGTTCCTTACCAATCTGTGACACATGACATGGTGATTGATTGGGTAAAAAATGAAATTGGCAAACAAGTAGAGGCTAGGCTAGATGCACAACTTGGCGTAAAATCAACGCAAAAACTTGCCCCTTGGACTAAAACATTCACTATTGAGGTTTAAATGCTGAAATTTGAATTTTCAATCCAAGAAGTACAAGTGATTGCTCAAGCGTTGCATGAGATTCCGTATAAGATTGCTGCGCCGCTACTGCAAAAGATTGACTCACAGGCTAAACCTCAATTGAAGGCAGAAGATGGCAACAACACCACTGGACATAATCAGCAGGGCGCTTAAAGACATTGGCGCACTTGAGGCGGGAGAAACGCCATCGGCAGATGCGGCACAAGACGCATTTGATATGTTCAATGACCTGATTGATCAATGGTCAAATGAAAACATGATGGTGTTCAATGTTACAGAAATCATTTTTACTGTGACACCTGGACAAACCCAATACACCATTGGCCCGAATCCCTCAACTCAAAACTTCATTGGCGCACAATTTACTGGCTCAATTGCTGGTAATGTGCTGACTGTCACTGGCATCACTTCTGGTGCTGTTGCTCAAGGTCAGACTTTGAGTGGTTCTGGCATCCTAGAAGGCACAAAAATTGTGGCTTTCGGGACAGGCGCAGGTGGTAATGTCAACGAGGTCGGCACTTACATTCTGAACAAGTCTCAGACTGTTGCTAGCACCACAATGACTGCCTATTATCAAAAGCCACTCAGCATTGATTCGGCTTTTGTGCGGATTAACACGAATTCCAATGGTGTGCCCATCATCAATGGTGGACTTGACTACCAAGTTGCCATCCTTGCTTTGCAAGATTACGAGTTGATCGGTCTAAAAACGCTGAGTGGCCCTTGGCCCAAAGCCTTGTATTTCAACCCTGGCGAGGATTCGGGCAACTTGTTCCTGTGGCCTAACCCTTCTCAAGGTGAAATGCACATCTTTGCTAACACCTTGTTTAGCCGATATGAGAGTTACACGACCCCCATTTCAATGCCACAAGGTTATTACATGGCAATGCGATGGTGTCTGGCAGAGCGTTTGATGCCCATGTATGGCAAGAACGACCCGCAACAGATTGCAATGATTCAGGCTTATGCAGCGCAGGCTAAGTCCACAATCAAACGAACGAACATGAGTCCTTTGCAGACTGCCAGATACCCCGATGCTTTGTTGGCAAACAAATCTAAGGACGCTGGCTGGATTCTGACTGGTGGCTTCTTCAACTAAGGAGTCGGCATGGATTTCGGTTTTGTTGGCCCAAGTTACGAAGCACCAAGCATTTACCAAGATGCTCAAGAGTGCATCAATTTCTTGCCTGAAATTGACCCTCTGAAGCAACCTGGCACTCGGGGCGTGGTGGCACTGTATCCCACGCCAGGCTTGACCACCAAGGTCGTTTTGCCCAATTTGCAAGAAGTCAGGGGTCTTAGGACTGTTTCTGGTGGTGAGCAAATGGTTGCGGTCTGTGGGCCGTATGTTTATGTTTTGTCTGCCACTCTAGTCCCTGCCGTGGTCGGAGTGTTGAACACGACCTCTGGCGTTGTGGGCATCACAGACAATGGCACAAACGTTTATATCGTTGATGGTGCTTACCGATATACATGGCGCATTTCCAACCCCGCCACGGCTGTTTTTACAGGTTCTGTGAGTGGCACAACCCTGACTGTCAACAGCATTTCTAGCGGGACAATTGCGATCGGGCAGCAATTGTTTGGTATTGGGGTGTTGGCAGAAACCATCATCACGGCTGGTAGCGGCACTTCTTGGACGATCAATCGAAGCCAAACAGTTGCGACTGAGAGCCTAAACACGGCTGCAGTTAGCGCAACCTTTACTGGCACGATTTCAGGCACGACTTTGAGCGTGACAGGTGTAACTGGCAACATTTATGTTGGTCAGACCATCCAAGGTACAGGGGTTACTCTTGGCACAATCATTGTTGAAGATTTAGGTTCTGGAAACTACAAAGTCAGCACTGCACACACGATTGGCACTGGCACAACGATGTGGGCGTTGAATTTCTCGGTTTTGCCTTCTTCTGATGGTGCGTTTTCTGGTGCGACTTCGGTTGACATTATGGACAATTACTTTGTCTATAACCGACCCAATTCTCAATGGTGGGGTGCTTCTGATGTAAATTCCCCCATCAGCCCATCCCTCAGTTATGGGGTTAAAGATGGCGGCCCCGATAATTTGGTGTCTTTGATCGTTGATCACCGAGAAGTGTATTTGTTGGGCGAACAATCGTCAGAGGTTTGGACAGATGTTGGTTCTGTTCCTTTCCCTTTCCAGCGCATACCTGGCACTTCTACCCAACACGGCTGCGTGGCTGAGTTCTCTTTGGCTCGATTGGGCAACTCGTTTGCTTATGTCAGCCGAAACAACCGAGGGCAAGGTCAGATCATGCAAATGAATGGCTATTTGCCTCAACGAATTTCTACCCATGCGGTTGAAAATTCTTTGGTCAATCAAGTCATTGATGATGCAATTGCATGGACTTACCAATTAGAAGGTCACGAAGTTTATGTGGTGACTTTTCCCTCAATTGGCGACAATGGTCTGACTTGGGCATACGATACTGCCAGTCAAATGTGGCACAAATGGTTGTATTGGGAAGCCGATCAAACCTATGGTCGCCATCGTGGTAACTGTTGCTGTGTCTTTCAGGGCATGGTTTTGGTTGGCGACTATTCCAATGGAAAACTGTATATGTTGGATAAAAACAACTATACGGATGATGGCAACACCATTCGCCGCTTGCGCCGAGCGCCCCACTTGGTGACGGACTTCCAGCGTCAATACTTTGACGAATTGCAAATTCAATTCCAGCCTGGCGTTGGTATTGGGGGCATTTCTCAAGCCTCAACGGACATATTTATTGGGTTGAATTACATCATTTATCCCAATGCTGTCTTAACAGTCCCTGCAATTGGCAATGTGGTTTTGGGCATTTCTCAGGCAATTAACAACACAGTGGTCTACACCACGCCCAAAGCCATGTTGAGATGGTCTAACGATGGTGGCTCTACTTGGTCAAAAGAATATTGGGTCAACATTGGCGCACAGGGAAAGTACAAAAACCGAGCCATTTGGCGGCGTTTGGGCATGGCTCGTGATCGGGTTTATGAAGTGGCAATTACTGACCCTGTTAAGGCAGTAATTGTGTCAGCAAACCTTAAGGCAAGTGCGGGGGCTAACTGATGAGCAATGGACTTTACTCCACCCCACAGGTTAACCCTTACCCGCAAAGCGAGTTTCTTGACCCTAATACCAAGCGTCCGACTCGCTCTTGGCAACAGTTTTTCCTGAATTTGCTTAACTTTTCCTCATCAACCACGGCAACAACTGGGTCGGGAACATTGCCAGCAAACCCTGTGGGGTTCATCAATATCACAGTTGATGGTAAGCCCTACAAAGTTCCCTACTACAATCCTTAACATGAAACTGTTAAGAATTGCACCAGAAAAAGTTGCACAGCAATGGGCAGAGATTGAGCCTCATTTAACAAGCGGATTGGAATGGTCGCATGGTGATTTCAATGTTGAACACGCAAAAACGTATATCAGCATGAATCAATGGCTTTTGATTGGCGTATTTGACGATGGCAAGATCAAAGGTGCGATGACTGTTTCATTCTCAAATCTGCCAAATGATCGGGTTGCTTTCATCACGGCAATCGGTGGAAAGAACATAACTTCTCAAGATACTTTTGAACAATTCAAGGCTATTTTGAGGGCGTTTGGTGCTACCAAAATTCAAGGTAGCGTGCGACAATCGGTAGCAAGACTCTGGCGCAGATTGGGTTTCCAAGAGCGTGCAATTATTGTGGAGCAAAAATTATGAGTGGCATTGTAAATGCGGTCGGAGATGTGGTCAGCGGCGTTGGCGATATAGCGCAAGGCGCTGTTAACGCTGTTGGTGATGCAACCAAGCAGATTGATGACATTGTTGGCGAGATTCCTGGCGGTTGGGCCACTGTTGCAGCGGTCACTGGAATGTATTACAGCCCTGAAATTGGAGCATACATCAATGGTGCAACAGGTGAGGCTGTCAGTCAAGAAGCCGCTTTGCAAGCCGCACAACAAACTGCCGCACAAACCGCTGCCCAACAAACTGCTGGAACAACTCTAGGCAGTCTTGGCTCAGGTTCTTTTGCTTTGCCAGGCGATCTTGGCACAGAATTGGTTACTCAAGGTGGTTTAAACGCCGCCCCTTCAGTTGGACAATTGGCGGGTAATGCCGCTATGACTGCCCCTGCTGTTGCTGGAACTGGTGCGGCGGCTCAAGGAATGTTGGGTGCGGCTACTGATGCGGCTGGCAACATTATTCCCGCCACGGCTGGTGGTGCTGGCGCTGGAACTGCCGCCGCAGGTGCATCAACCCTTGCCGATATTGCAACAGGCGCTGGTTTGGCTTCTGCCGCCCCTGCGGTTGCGGGTGCTACTGCGGGTAATGCCTTGTCTAGTGCGTTGCCTTACATCGCTGCTGGTAATGTTGCATCTGGTTTGTTGGGTGCTAATGCCGCACAAAACGCCGCACAAATTCAAGCAGATGCCGCCAATCGAGGCGTTGATCTTCAAAAATACATCTTTGACACGCTTAATCAGCAACAACAGCCTTATCGTGAGGCTGGATACTCTGCACTCAAGGACATTCAAGGTCAATTGCCTTATTTGACAAGTCAATACACACCTCAAGATTTTGCCGCGGGGATTGACCCTGGTTATGCTTTCCGTCTGAAGCAAGGTCAGATGGCGGCACAACGTGCTGGCAATGTTAAAGGCATGACTGGCAATGTTTTGACTGGTTTGCAAGACTACACGCAAGGTTTGGCATCGCAAGAATACCAAAACGCCTTTAACCGAAACATTGCTCAAAAGACCAATATTTACAACACTCTTGCAGGGATTGCGGGGATTGGTCAAACGGCTCAAGGTCAAACTGGTCAAGCCGCAGGTGCTTATGGTCAAAATGCGGCTAATTTGATGACTGGCGGTGCGGCTGCACAAGCGGCTGGTCAGGTCGGTATGGCTAATGCAATTTCTGGTGGTTTGGGTAATGTGATGAACACCTATACCCTTGCATCATTGTTGAATCAGAATCCAAGTGTTGCATAAGGACACATCATGCCAGTCTTTACAGATTTGAGTCCTAATCAACAAGGCATGAGCCTTGGGGACATTGTTAATCTTGCACGTGGTGTTCAGGCTTATCAACAAGCAGGGGCAATGAATCCTTTGCTTGTTCGTGAGCAAACAGCAAAAACGAATGTTGCAGAACAAAAAGCACCTGAAGAAATAACCCAAGCCAAACAAGCAACAGAAAAAGGTCGGCTAGATATTGCCAAGACCAATCTGGTTAAGTTCCAAGACATTGTGGGTGCATTTTCTACCGACAAACGATTGCTTGATGCTGTTGAAAAGAACGATGTTCAAGGCGCACAACGACTGTTATCCCAAGGCGTTCAGCAACTGATCAACGCTGGTTTTGATGCCCCTGAGATTTACAAAGGTGCGGCTGACCTGATGGAGTCCACCAAGACCGACCTTAGAAGCCTCCCAGAGCGCCTTAAAACGCTCAACAAGCAAGCGGTTAGCGCAGAGTCTCGTCTGTCGCAACAAACGCCTCAAGCGTCCACGTTTGGCGGTCAACCCGCTGGCTTTGTGCCTGGCACTAGCCAAGTTGTGCCCTTGCAGTTTCCTCAGACTCAAGCACAGGGTCAGGCTCAAGGTCAGGCGCAACCTCAGACCACCATGCAATTGCCCTACCCTGTTCGTCAGGCGGGAATGCCATTTGCCGCAGCGCCTAGCGAGGAATCTGATCGAGAAAAAAATCAGTTGTATCGTCAGACTATACAAGCAAAACAAAGCGAATATCCGACCATGAAGCGTAACCTTGATGAAGTGATCAAGGTGGCTACTGAATTGAATCCTGAAAGTATTTGGTCGGCTGGTGCATTGGGTACGATCAAGCGCAAATTCTCTAACTTTATTGGCGACCCAACCTATAAACAATTGAGCAAAGACTTGGCAAACGTTGCCATTTCCAACATTCAGGCTATGGGTGGTTCAATGAGTACCGATACTGGGAAGCAATTGACTCGCATGGCTAATGGGGATGAAACCTACCCGCCTGAAGTTCTGTTGAATATTGCACGTCGCACCTACTCAGATTTGACTAATTTGAATATGCAAGCCCAAGGTGCACAAGCGTTTGCACGCAAATATGGCGATAACAACCTAGCGGCTTTCCGTAACTCATGGAACAATAACGCTGACTCTAAGGTGTTTGAAGCCATTAGTATTTACGACAATGTTCAAGACCCTGCACAACGCAAAAAATTGATTGATGAGTTGTTGGGCGGCAATCAGGAAGTGCGTAAAGAGTTTGCCAATAAATACAAGAACATCAAGAAGTTGACCGAAACTGGGGAGTTGTAATGGATGACCTTGAGCAACTAATCCGTGGTGGTCAAGCGACTGCCAAAAAAGATTACAGCAATCTCATCACGGATGATTTGCTTGATCGGTTGCGTAAAGTAGAAAGCGGCAAAGACAATTTTGCCGTTAACAAACAAACCAAGGCGCTCGGTGCTTACCAGTTCATGCCTGAGACTGTGGCTGACTTTCACCGCCGAGGCATTGAATTTAACCCTTTCAACGAAAAAGAGGCTCGTCAGGTTGCCAAAAAATACTTAACCGACTTGGTTAATAAAAATGGCGGCGATCTGGACAAGGCTCTTGCGTCTTATGGCGGGTTTGTCACCAAAGACCCGAGCCAATATGTCGGCAAAGTCAAAGGTGAAGCAAGCCAACCTGTTGACGATCTTGAACAACTGATCCGTGGAACGGCTAAAGAAACGCCTGCTCCTACGAAACCTCAAGGCGTATCTCAAGAAGATATGTCTAAGCCTTTTATTGGTTATCCGTCTGCCAAGAAGCCGACTGCAACGACTCCTAGCGAGGCAAATACTCAACCTATGCGTGAATTGGGTCAAGGATTAGCGTCTTTGGCAGACACGACTTTGGGCGGTATTGTTCCTAGTGTGGCTGGCCCTGTGACTTATGCGGGTGCTAGGGCTATGGGCAAGACCCCTGAACAAGCCAGCGCACTTGAGCAACAGGTGGTAGGTGCAACCGAAAAGCCTTTTGGCAAGATGTTTGGTGTGACCGAAACGCCAGGTTATCAGCAAGAAGCCAGCCGCAAGATCATGGATTTTATTGGTCAAAACATCGGCAAAGGTGCTGAATGGATTGCCAGTAAAACTGGATTGCCTGTTGCTGACGTGCAAAACATGATGGGAACAGTCATGGCGGGTGGTGCGCCGACTGCTTTGAAAGTTGCTGGCAAAGTGCCTGAAGTTGTTAAGCCTGTGATTGGCACGATTCAAGAGGCTCGTGAGTTGGTTCAACCCCAACAAGCCTTTAAAAAGGCGGCAGAACAACCGAAAGGTGGTATGGTCAGCATGGGTTCTGCTGCAGCGCCTACCGAAACCACGATTAAAGCGGCTTTGACTCAAGCCAGTCCTGAGTTGCAACAAGCAATTGGCAATATTCCTGTGAACAAGGTCAATATGCCTGTGTTGCAACGACATATTGAAGCCGACACTTTGCCTGTGCCGATTCGGTTGACTGAAGGGCAAGCAACTGGCGACCCGATCATCATTTCTCAAGAAATGAATCGCCGTGGCAAGCCTGGCAACGAGGCTTTGGTTGCTCGATTGAATGAGCAGAATCAGCAACTTGTGGATAACTTAAACGCAATCCGTGAAAAAGCCGCCCCTGATGCGTTTGGCACTCGTCCAATTGAGTTTGGCGATTCAATCATTGAGGCTTACAAGGCAAAGAATAAAGTTCTTGAGCAAGACATTAACGCCAAGTACACGGCTTTGCGTGATGCCGCTGGCGGTCAGTTTCCTGTTGATGCGCCTCAACTTCTAAAAAATGTTGAAAACACTTTGCGTAAAGATTTGTTAACCAACGATGCCAAACAAATCTCGCAGTTTAAAGAATTGCAAAGATTGGCAAAAGAAAACTCAATGACTTTTGAGGATTTCTTGAGCCTAAGAAAAAACCTTGGCAACGTGGCTAGAACGGCTCAGGACGGCAATGTCCGAATGGCGGCTAGTCGGATGATTGACGAGTTGGAAAAACTGCCCCTAAGCAAGGCGGCATCCAATCTCAAGCCATTGGCAGACGAGGCTCGTAAAGCGGCTCGTGAGCGATTCCAAATGCTCAGTAAAGACCCTGCTTTTAAAGCGGCGGTTGAAGATACTGTGCCAGCAGACAAGTTTGCTCAAAAGTTTGTGATCAATGGCGTGAACAAAAATGTTCGCCAGATGATTGAAAACTTGGGTTCTGACTCACCTGCCCATCAAAACATGAAGGCTGCGGTTTTGAATCATCTGAAAGAAAAGGCTGGCATCATTGATGACAAGGGCAATTTCACACAGGCTGGATATAACAAAGCCTTACGCAATCTTGACAACATGAACAACCTAAACATCATTATGGATGGTGAAACGGCTGGTCAACTCAAGAATTTGGGCAATGTTGCGGGATACATACAGAATCAACCCAAGGGTTCGTTTGTCAACAACTCTAACTCTGCGGTGGCGTTCTTGGCTGACAAAGCGGCTAGCGCATTGGAAACGGCTGGTAATGTGGCTTTGGGTGGCAAATTTGGCATCCCTGCGGGTTCTATTGTTCGTGGAAAAGTGCAAGAATTCAAAGCCAAGAAAGAAGCAGAAAAGTCTTTGCGTCCTGGCGCAGGGGTTGAATTGAGAAACATTGGTAAGGAAGAAAAATGAGCGTCCTATTAGCACCCATCGGTAATGGCTTTCAATTTTTTGATGCCAATGGCAGACCTCTTAGCGGTGGATTGATTTACACCTATCAAGCGGGTTCAACTACCCCTGCCACTACCTACACGACCAATTCTGGCTTGATTGCTAACACCAACCCGATTGTTTTGGGTTCGGATGGTCGCCCACCCCAAGAAATTTGGCTAACCTCTGGCACATCTTACAAATTTGTCTTGACTGACAGCGCCAACGTGGTGATCAGCACTTATGACAACTTGTATGGTATTGTGAACGCTGCGCCTGTGGCTAACCCTGTGCCGACAGGGGCAATCATCATGTGGAGTGGTTCAATTGGCTCAATCCCTGCGGGATACTATTTGTGCGATGGCAACAATGGTACGCCTGATTTGCGTGATCGGTTTGTTGTGGGTTCTGGCAACTCCTATGCTGTGGGTAACACAGGTGGTTTCACCAGTTCTGTGACCTCTAGCGTAGGCACTAACTTGCCCTTGTACTACTCACTGGCATTTATCCAAAAATCTTGATGAGGTGATGCAAATGGAGACAGGTGAAATCGACCCTGTAAAGTATGGCGTTTTGTGGCAGAAAGTCCAGGAGATGGACAAGAAGGTTGACAAAATGGAACGCCAACTAGAAGAACTATTAGCCTTGGCAAACAAGTCTAAAGGTGGATTCTGGATGGGCATGACCATTGCATCAATGGTTGGTGGGGCTTTTACTTGGATTGTGAGTCATTTGAGAGGTGGTTAATGGAAATTGAACTGATCAAAGCACAAGCCGAGGTTTGTCTAAAAGAACTTGAAGCCCAAGCATCTGCCAAAGATGTTGCTGGAAAGGCAATTGGCAAGCATGGTCTTGCTTACATTACTGTCATTGTGATCGTGAGCGTCATGGCATCTGTCATGCTTGAAAACGAGAAAATTGCGGCAGTAATGGGTTTGCTTGGTTCTGCTTTGACTGCTTTGATTTCCATGCTTAATGGCATTGCTGGTGCGTCACCCAAACAAGAAAAGCCAGAGTTTGAGGTCATCAAAGAATTGATCAGAAAACTAGACAAATTGGACAAACAAGAATTGCCCATGCGTGTAAATGTGGTGGGCGATAAGGTCACAGTTACAAAAGGCGCTGATACAGTAAGCGCACAAAAGGATTGACATGGCTGATTTCATCCCTGCGTTTGAGGAAATGATCAAGGATGAAGGCGGCTATCAGTTGACCGACATACCTGGCGACAATGGCGGTCAGACTTATGCAGGGATAGCCAGAAAACCTAATCCTGATTGGCAGGGCTGGCAATACATTGACCGCAAAGAAACACCGCCTAGCCAACTTGTCAGGGATTTTTACAAGGTTAGATTTTGGGACGATATAAAAGGCGATCAGATCAATGACCAGCGCATTGCAGCGTGCATTTTCAATTTTTATGTAAACACTGGCAAACCCGCCAAAACGATTGCTCAACTGGTAGTGGGTGCAACTCCTGATGGGTCTATTGGTGACATAACCATCCAAAAGATCAATCAAGCAGAGCCTGAAAAGTTCATCATGGCATATACCTTGGGCAAGATTGCTCGATATGCAGAGATTTGCAATCGAAACAGAGAACAATCCAAATTCTTATTGGGATGGGTCAATCGTGCTTTAAAAGGGGCTAAATGATGGACTTACTTGGGATTGGCTCTGTCATTGAAAGCGTTGGCAAAGTTGCTGAACACTTTGTCACAACTGACAAAGAAAAAATGGCGTTGGAGTTGGAGTCACGAAAGATTGACCAACAAAACGACATGGCTCAAATTGAGGTTAACAAACAGGAGGCTCAAAGTGCATCATTATTTGTATCTGGCTGGCGACCTTTTGTTGGGTGGGTTTGTGGCTTTGGTTTGTTTTATGTTGCGATTCTTGACCCCATCGCTCGGTTTGTAGCCCAAGTAATCTTTGATTACGCTGGCAAATTCCCTGTGATTGATACCACCATTACCATGCAAGTGCTTTTTGGTTTGTTGGGTCTAGGTGGTATGCGAACCTATGAAAAATCAAAAGGCGTGGCATCTAAATAGATGTTCCTTGCCTGAAGTCTATCCATCTGGTGCGACACACTTCTGGATAGCGATTTTTGGGATGTGGGCAGTCTTTGGGTGGAATGACTGCCATGTAGACCGCTTGATACTGACCTCTTGAGCCAGGCACAAGAATCCACCGATCTATGTAAACATCGGGCATCTTTGTCAAAGCGCTTTTAACAACTTTAACACTTGATATTTCAGGTATTGCTGCATTGATTTCTTTGGCAGTTAAGCCATTAAGGTTTGCTCTGAGAAGTTCCCTGATTTTTGGGATGTGTGGTTTTTTCATTTTTGATCAACTTGTGGAAAATCTCATGGGTTACAAACCGATGACCATTACCGCACTCTCTGCGTCTATAAATAATATTGGTGTTTCTAATCGGTCTTGTTTCAAGCACATCTGTCCATTTGTTGCACTCTGGACACTTCATTTTTTCACTCATTCAACCATCCCATGATCAACAAGAAACCAAAAAAAGCGAACACAAGACCAATAGGCACATATACACATAACAAGAAAATCATCAATGTTTCTGCGTTCATGTGTTCTTCTCCTTGAGTTTGGCTTCGATGGACTCAATCAAATCCACGGCATAGGCTCCGAGCATGATGAAATTCTCATCACAAATCTGTCTAATCTCCTCATCCGTCAGACCCTGCCATTCACGCTTGGGTGGGGTAAACTGCCATGCACACATACATTGAGGAAGCACACTGCCATGTGCTTGATTGGCAGACCTTGATAGTCCGCAGGTTGGGCATTGGTAAGTCATGCTTCCCCCTTAATGCCGTGTGCGGCTTCGATGGCTCGGGCAAACTTTATTGGTGTTGGATAATCAAGCCAAAATCTTTCAATCCACTCATCCGTCAGCGGCCCACGCTTGGGTGGGGATGTGTAAAGAGGGGTGTGTGGTGGATGCCAATCATCACTTGGCAATTTTTTGTATAAATCGCCGTCTGCGTCGAGCCACGCCACAGGCTCTGGCTCTGGTTGTTCCAAGGCTTGTTTGATGGCGGTGATGGCTTTCTTTTGGCGCTCCTTTTGTAGTTCATACGATGGGCCGAAATCACATTGTGGGTCAACCACCAACTCCTTTAACGACTCCAGCGCCAGCCTCAATGCTTCGTCTTTAGTCATACAGCCCTCATGATTCGTTGTTGGCGACCAGACCGACCAGGACGAGTCCCAATGATCTCAATGTGTTCTTTCCTAAGAAGCGTAGAAAACCGAGCCGTAACTGTTGAATATGCATACTGAGGCAAGGAATCAAGCACCTCATCTGCAATACACCCATTTGGAAAGCCTTTAATCGCCTCTAAGACGATTTGTTCCATCTTCTGGGTGTCTACCCTCTCTGCTGCTTCGTAAGACGTTACAGGGTCATCTCTACGAACCAACTGGTGTGCTGAAGTGCCAAACTTTTCTTTAATGAACTTGAAAGGGTCAAACATTTAATTCTCCTTTGGTTTGTTAAGGCTAAAAAGGAATGGATGAGTCGTCAATGTCCTCGTCTTTTGGCGCACCTTCAGGAATTGAATTCTTTTCCTGACCACGCTTTAAGACTGTCATTTCTTGGCAGATCACATTGGTCACGTGGCGTTCCTGACCATTTTTGTCCATGTATTTGTCATGTTTAATCTGACCTTCAACATAGACCATCGTGCCCTTGGTCAAGAACTGACCAGCAATCTCAGCCAATTTATCAAAAAAGATGAGTTTGTGCCATGTGGTTTCTTCTACTTTTTCGCCTTGTTGGTTTTTTCTTTTGTTGCTGGTAGCAATAGACACATTTGCTACTGCTTTGCCAGAAGCGGTGAACCGAACCTCGCAGTCTTGTCCACACGAACCCACAAGAATTACCTTGTTAACTGATGCCATTTTTTACCTCGTTTAGTTTGGCGACCTTCTCATCTACCTCAGACAAGAACTTGATGACCTCAGACTCAATCTGGGCTACTTCAGCCTGATCGTAGTCAACACGGATAATCTTCAATTGAAGTTCCTCTGGCATCCGTGGGTCAAAACTTACAAAATCACACCATTTTTTGTTGGTGCAACGCATTTGCCACATCATCTGCAGCCGATACTTGCCATCAATGGTGTTGTTTAACAATGTTTCAATGTGCGTGGCGGTGTTGGGACACTTGATTTCAATCAGACCATCTTCACCCACCAACCCATCAGGAGAAGCCCCAGACATGGTGATCGTGGGATGGTCAATAAACCCCACCTCTGTGACCAACACATCTTTGGCGACCTCATACGCTGACCTAGCAAGCGGTTCGGTTTCTGTGCCCCATTGCATAGCAGCGTTGGTGTAGGACTCCTCCTTGCGGTTTGTGAGCCGTTCTACGACCAACTGAGCCATGTAATTAGCCCGACTTGCCGAGTAACCAGTCTTGGTGCGTGCCATCACATCACCAATGCGGGATGCGGTGACTTTACCCAATCTGGCTTGAAACCAATCATCAGACCTTTGCTCCATTATTTAACCCCCATCAGTTCTAGTATTGCGTCAATTGTTTTTTTGTCATAAGTTCCATGACACTCCAACTTGGCAACTGGTGTTTTGGTCATGTTAACAACCTTTACTGTTACCAAAAATTTGTCTCCTTTTTTAGTTGGGTCTGGAATGTCCATGCTCAATCCAGTAGGCTTTTTCATAATTGCCCTTTCTTGGCATCTTTAGCCATGACAATCTTTTTCTGTGCATTGGCATCGCCTGCGGTGGCTTTGTATGCTTGGGCAAATGCTTCTTTGAGTTCGTCTGCGGTGGTGCAATCGTTGATGGCGGTGATCATGTCTGCCAGAGCCGATGTGTCTACACGTTGGAAAGATTGAGTAGATCGGTTCCCATCGTCATCCTCAGGAGCAATGCCACAAGCAGCCATGAGCGAATAACGCCGAGCGTAGGTCAGGGCTGATGCGTAGCCTTGAGGGTCATGTTTGACCGCAGGGAAATGCACAATGCCACACTCAAGGAATTCGCCTGATTCGTGAACAAAAACAGTTTCCACCATGACACCATCTTGGCAATCGTGATTCTTCTGCAGCAGAAAGATTCCGTGGTCGTTTAGAGCGTCTATGACCGCTTCAACGCAAGCCGACAGGTCAGCATAGCGTGACTTGAAATGCGGGTTTGTAGAGGTCTTGAGGGCAGGGCCAAAGGCTTTTTGTGCTTTGACAAGGGCTGTTGCGATTTGCTTCATTAAAGTTCTCCGATTGAATTAAGTTCCTGTTTCACGAGTTTGAGTTCATCTCGTGTGCTTTCAATTGTATAGCAAAGATTGGCGATGATTGCCTTCATGTAGCCAACTTGAAACGCTAATTGTGAGTCTAAGTTTGGTGAGTGTTGCTTAGAAGCATCAATTGCTTCTTGGATGAGTTTGTCAGGGCAGAACATCGTTTCTCTCGCTTTCTCTGTAATCTTCTTTGACTTGTTTAATAATCTTCTCAATGGCTTCATGGAAGAAGTCAATCTGGATGGGTTCTTCACACTCGTTCTTGTAGATTTCGTAATCCACGAACAGAGCATCGTCCCTGTAAATGTCTACCACTTTGAGGTAGTAGTAGTCGCCATCTTTCTGGGGTAGGTCGTGCCACTCAGTCATTTATCAACCTTTTCATAAGTCATTTCAAAAATGTCAGGCTTGCATGGGTAATGTTCGCCATTCACGCCGGTGATGATCCAGTCGCCTGGGCAAACGATGTGGCCGCCCTCCAGCGTGTCAATCCATCCGTGGTCATTCATCGCTTTGTCGCAATGGTTGCAGGTCAGTTTTCCTTCGGGTGTGCGGTGGTATCTCACTACCTCTCCTTCCCAGTTTTCACGGCGGCGGTATTCGGGTGACTGATTGCCATCGTTCCTCTCTGTGTAGTCCAGTGGGTGGTCGCCGTTCTTGAACCACTGTGTGGCCTCGATGACAACGGGCTTTTTGCGGAACTTCATTTCTTCACCTGCTCGTGAGCAATCCAGATCAACAACTCGCTGAGTTTCTGGTGAGCATGACCGATTTCTTGAATGTATCCGTCATATTTTTTATGAAGGCACTTGTTCTCAAGCGACTTAAGAGTGCGTTCCAAGTCCATGATTATTGTTGAATAGTCATTGAATTCCATGATTTCTCCTGATGGTTTTTGCAAGAAGCCACTTGTCTCCAAGTCTGCGGATAGAGCGAACCCATTTTCGTTGGTTGGCTCGGTTGATTTCGTTGGGGATGTAAGGCACAGAAAACAGTTCTCTTGCCCTGACAAGCATCTTGGTGTTCACTTGGTTCTCCTTGCGATTTCTCGGTTGATATACCAAACTGCTTTTTTTAGGTCTTCAATAGCATCGTCTTTCAGATCAGCCCTCCAGATATACTTAACGGCATTGCCAAGACAGAAGTTCATGTGTTCTGTGATCTGGATGCACTCAACGCCAGAAGGATGTTCTGTATAGTGCTTTGGATGGTTGACAGGATCGCTCATCAGCCCCTCCATGCGAGCATCACGCCAATGGCGATCATGCTTAAGATTGTGATGATTGCTGAGATGATTTCTTGCTTCATGTTAAGCCTCATTACAGGATGTTGCCAAACAGGTCGGCTTTGATCGGTGTGTTAAGTCTGTCCCATGCTTCTAAATCTTCAGGCCATTGCAAAGCCCTCTCAAGTGCTTGACGATCGTCATCACTTAATTTCAAAACAATTTTGTATTCGGTAGTTGTTTCTTCGTTCATTTAAGACTCCTTGATCTGTTAAGCGATTGCCTAACATTGACTCTATCTTAACACATCACTTAACACTTTCCATAGGGGAAACCCTAGTTTCTTAACATTTTTTATAGGTATATACCCTAATGTGTTGTTGTTAAGATACTCTGTTAAGATTATTAGTAGAAAGGGGAAAACCATGACTTTAGCCGAAGCAATCGCATTTGCGGGAAACAAAAGTAAACTTGCTAAACTTTTGGGTGTGACCAGAAGTGCTGTTACACAATGGAAAGAGTTGCCGAAAGACCGATTAGAGCAACTGAACAAAATCAGGGAGCAACAGACCGAGAAAACTGGAGAATCGCAATGAAGAAGTTAATTTTTGCTTGGTTGGTAGCCGTATTCGCAACGAGTGCCTGGGCTTGCACGACTCACACGATCATGTCTGGTGGTCGTGTTGTTACTTGCACGACTTGCTGTTTTGGTGGGTCTTGCACGACCAATTGTTTCTGATGTAAGATTGTGTGAAACAGGGCTAGATGGGGCTTGATCACCTCATCGAAAAGGGTTTCTTGTCCCCCTGCCCATGTTTCCTTCTGACAAGAGTTTGACAAGGAAAATTCATGCGAAAAGCAATCAGCAAAAAATTGCGCTTTGATGTTTTCAAGCGTGATGACTTTACTTGTGCCTACTGTGGCTCAACACCACCAAAAGTCATTCTTCAGGTTGATCACATTCATCCAGTTTCACAAGGTGGGTCGAATGACATTGACAATTTGATTACCAGTTGTCAACCTTGCAATATTGGTAAAGGCGCAACAAGTCTTGATTCAATCCCACAATCTCTTGCTGATAAAGCAAAAATGATTGCTGAACAAGAATTGCAAATTAAAGGCTATCAAGAAGTCATAAGTGAGCGTGAGATTCGATTGGAAGATGAAAGTTTTTTAATCATTGAGATTTTTAGAGAAGACTGGAATCCAAGTAAGAAAGACTTCTTGACCATCAAAAATTTTGTGAAAAAACTTGGTTATTTTGAAGTGAGAGAGGCTGCATCAATTGCATCATCAAAATTCTCATACAACTTAAGCAGATCATTTAAATATTTTTGTGGGATATGCATTAACAAGTTGAAGGAGGCACAATAATGAAGCGTCCTTCTTTTCAGTTTTATCCTAGTGATTGGTTGCGTGATACTGCGTTACGCTCATGCTCCACTGGTGCAAGAGGATTATGGATTGACATGATCTGCTTTATGCACGAAGGCAATCCATATGGTTATCTTAAGGTTGGCGATAAGGTTATCCTTGCAGACAACCTTTGTCGTATGGTTGGAGAAACCTTAGAGGTTGTTGAAGGTTGGTTAAGTGAACTTGAGGTTGCTGGTGTTTTTGATGTGGATAACGGAGTTATTTGTTCAAGACGCATGATTCGTGATGAAGAATTAAGACAAAAGAGGGCAGAAGGAGGTAAATTAGGCGGCAATCCCGCTTTGAAGGTTAACCTCAAGGTTGAAAAAGAGGTTAAACAAAATCCAACCCCTTCATCTTCATCTTCATCTTCATCTTCATCTTCAATAAATAAGAAAGCAACTAGCGTTGCTTGCCCTCCTGATGTTAATGAAAAAATTTGGGCTGACTGGATAGCACTCAGAAAAGCAAAAAAAGCAGTCGTGACAGAAACAGTCATTGTTGGCGCACGAAAAGAGGCTGAAAAAATTGGCTGGACTCTTGAGCAATTTTTGACAGAGTGGTGTGTTCGTGGTTCTCAGGGATTGAAAGCAGATTGGATCAAGCAGCCACTTGTTCTTAACAGGACGGATATTGCTCGTGTGACAGTTCCAGGATCAAAGGAGCGTGATCCAGTTTTGGTTAAGTTGGATGAAGATAGAAAAAACGCATCGCCACCATCACCAGAGATTCTTGCAAAAATCAAAGAGGTTCTTAACAAATGAACATTGATCAAGCCAAGCGAGTATTAGATGAACACAAAGAAAGACAATGCCATTCCCTACGAACCATTAACCGAGCATTGTTCATCCTTGGCGATCTATCAGACTTGGATGAATCATTGCTTGAAATTGGCAAAGAACCCAGGCTGGAAGGAACACATCTGGTGGAGAGTGAAAGACTTGGACTCTGACAGGTCTGGACTATTCACAGGATTCAAACAAGATTTTTTGAGGCGCATCAATGATGTTGATCATGTTCAAAATGCCAATAACACCAGTCCCAAAAGGCAGACCAAGGTTAAGTAGGTTTGGAACTTACACGCCTGCAGCCACAAAAAACTTTGAGGAAATGGTTAGGGTTTACGCTAGGCAAGCCATGGGCAAGCAAGAACCGCTAGAAACGCCTTTAGAGGTTGTTTTGTATTTCAGCGTGGGTGTGCCTAAGTCATACTCAAAAAAACGCACAGAAGCCTGTTTAAGCGGTTCTGAACGCCCTGTTACACGCAATGGGGACTTGGACAACCTTGCCAAAGGCGTTTTGGATGCTTTTAATGGGATTATTTACAAAGATGACTGTCAGATTGTTGAGATGCACTTAACAAAAGTGTATGCTCAAGAGGCGGGTATAGATGTTTTGATCAAGGAGATTTAATGGACGCACCCCACAACGCAGTTGATTTCATCCTCAAAAGGGCGGCAGACTTTGCGAAAGCCAAGAGCCAGCGAGTGCATCTTGAGGAATTCAGGAAATCTAAAAAAGCCTTGTTGATGAAACGAGCCTTGATGAAAGGTTTGGAAGCGGTCAACGCACAAGAGCGAGAGGCTTATGCCGACCCAGAATATCAAGAACTGATCAAGGGACTGGCAGAGGCTATTGAACAAGAAGAAATGCTGAAATGGCAACTTGAGGCAGCCAGAATGAGAGTAGACATTTGGAAAACAGAAGAATATTCCAATCGCATGACTGAAAAGGCAACCAGATGATTGATGTTCTTAAAAAAAATTATGAATATAAAGATGGTGAGTTGTTTCGTAAGACAACCGCTGGTGGTCAAAAAATTGGTTCATTAGTTGGATGGATAACAACTTGTAACAAAAAACAGTATAGAAAAATGAATGTTGGCAAAAAAACTATTTATGTTCATCAAGCAATTTTTATGTTGCATCATGGTTATTTGCCAAAGTACATAGACCACATTGATGGCAACTCATTGAACAACAAAATTGAAAATTTACGACAAGCAACTCAAAGTCAAAACTTAGCAAATTCTGGCAAAAGATCAATCAATACATCGGGGTATAAAGGCGTTAGTTATAGAAAAGATACTCAAAAATGGATTGCACAGATTACAGTCAACCGCAAACACATTTCTTTAGGTTGTTATAAATCGCCACAAGAGGCTCATTTGGCTTATCAGACAGGATCAAAAAAATATTTTGGCGAATTTGCTAAGCACGAGTAAATATGATGTTCCCCAAACACCAATATGTCAGATCGCAGAAATTGCTAAAACTGGTGGCAAGCCTTGAATGTCAGAACTGCGGTTCTGGGCACATGGTTCAAGCAGCGCACTCAAATTGGGGTGATGGGAAAGGTAAGGGCATCAAGGCTGATGACAACAAGGTTGCCGCTTTATGCCTAACTTGCCACTATGAAGTAGATCAGGGCAAGAACCTGTCAAAAGAAGAACGACAGGAATTGTGGAAAAAGGCACACAAAAGGACAGTCCAGACCTTGATAGACCAAGGCAGATGGCCTGATGGCGTGCCAATTCCTTAATATTTACGCATATTGGGCAGGGGATGGTCTTTCTGAGAGCCGCCACGATGGGCTTTGTCCAGGCCTTGAGCCTCATGGCGTTTCAACTCTTTTTCAACTTTCTCAATACGCTGCATCTCTTGCCGATGTTCGGCTTTGGATTCATAATGACCCGTGGGAGTGGGCTTGCCCTTGACTTGCGTGATCTTGAAGTTGGTTGCCATGTCAAAAACTCCTATAATGAATGAGCCGATTATGGCATTTCTTTGCAAAGGAATCATCATGGGAAAAATGGATTCGATGAAGGGCGTGCCCCTGCGTACTGGTGGAAAGATGCCGAAAGGCGCTGAATCCAGCGACAACAAGGGTGAGCGTCGCGAGAAGATGGTTGGCGGTGTGGCGATGGGTAAAGAGGACTCTTTTGGCCCTGATCACCAGTTCAATACTGGTCGCACCGAAGGTATTTGCTACACCCACAGCCGTAGCGAATATCGTTAAAAGCGAAACCCTCAAGGCGGGAGATAGTCGCCAAGAGGGTTTCTAACCAAGATAGGGGTGTTATCTATGGCTAATGCAGATTGTAGTAGTTGCCACTACTTTAGGGGAACAGGTCACATAGGTTTATGTCGCCGATTCCCCTCTTTTGAGAACAAATCACCTGGCGATTGGTGTGGCGAACACCGATACAAAGAGGTTCAAATGGTTGCTCTACCTGTTGTAGAAATGCAACAAACAGAGAAAAAACCAGTAGAAACCCCTAGAGAAAAGCGCAAATACACACGGAGGAAAGATGTACAAGCCTCTTCGTGACAAGATCATTGTTAAGCCGTTGCCTCGCATCAAGTCTGATTTGTATATACAGACAGCCGAGGCAGACACGATAGGTTATGTCGTGGCGGTTGGCCCTGAAGCCGAGTGGGAAGGTTTACAGGTGGGCGACAAGATTTATTTTGGCACTCTTGCCAAAACCTATGACAACGAGTATCTTAAATTTGACGAGTTGATGATCAATGGTGAGCGTCATCTAAAGATGAGTTGGCAAGATGTTTGTTTTGTGGAGATGCCATGAAATCAGGTCTTTATGCAAATATTCATGCCAAGCGTGAGCGCATAGAGCGTGAAAAAGCCGAAGGAAAACCTGTGGAAAAGATGCGTAAACCTGGTTCAAAGGGTGCGCCGACTGCCCAAGCATTTAAGGACGCTGCTAAAACAGCGAAAAAGAAATGACCAAGAAGCACGACAAACCAATCCCGCACAAGACCACTGGCAAGGACAAGACCTATAACCCGACTGACAAGGGGGCGGGTATGACTGCTAAGGGCAGGGCTGAATACAACAAAAAAAACAACGCCAACCTGAAGCCGCCAGCGCCGAATCCCAAGACCAAAGCCGATGAGAATCGCAAGGCAAGTTTTTGCGCCAGGATGGAAGGCGTGGTTAAGAACGCCAAAGGCCCTGCCGAGCGAGCCAAGGCATCTTTGAAAAACTGGAATTGTTAAGGAGAAGATCATGCCCCTGAAAAAAGGCGTAAGCGACAAAACTCGTGAGTCCAACATCAAAAAAGAGATTGCTGCTGGCAAACCGCCTAAACAAGCGGTGGCAATTGCTTATTCTGTGCAACGAGAAGCAAAAAAATCTCAAAGCAAGCCTAAAGCCAAAAAATGACCGAAGAAAAACGCCCTGTTGGTAGACCCACAACCTATAAACCCGAATACTGTGAAAGGGTTGTAGAGTTGGGCAAACTCGGCAAAAGCATAGAACAGATATGCTATGACCTTAACACGCCTGTAAGAACATTGTATGAATGGCGTGATCGTTTTCCAGAATTTTCGCAAGCCTTAACAGATGCGAAGGATTATGAGCAAGCATGGTGGGAAAATCAGGCTCACTCTTACATGGTTGAGACTAAAGATGGCCCGAAACTGAATCCTACTTTGTGGTCACGTTCAATGGCTGCAAGGTTTCCGAAGAAGTATCGGGAACAGGTTAAGCAAGAAATTACAGGTGCTGATGGTGCGCCTTTGTTGCAAGGCATCCAAGTTTCATTTGTAAAGCCGAATGAGTGAAATTCAGGCAGCAATAGCCCAAGTCCAGTTTCCCGCCAAACTGGAGTGTTTGTTCAAACCAGAGTCAATCCGCTATCGAGTTCTGTTTGGTGGTCGAGGCGGTGCTAAGTCTTGGGGTATTGCCAGGGCATTGTTGATTAAGGCAATCCAGAACCCTTTACGCATTTTGTGTGCCCGAGAGTTCCAGACCTCAATTAAGGATTCGGTGCATAAGTTGTTAAGCGACCAAATCACGGCGATGAGGTTGGATACCTTTTTTGAGATAACTCAGGCGCAGATCAGAGGAAAGAATGGGTCAGAATTTAACTTTGTGGGTCTTAAAAACAATGTGGCGAACGTTAAGTCATATGAAGGCGTGGACATTTGTTGGGTTGAAGAAGCGCAGACAGTCAGCCGACACTCATGGAATGTGCTAATTCCAACCATCCGTAAGGAAAAGTCCGAGATTTGGGTCAGTTTTAACCCTGAACTAGAAACAGACGAGACTTATCAAAGGTTTGTGGCAAATCCACCCATCAATGCGGTGGTGCAGAAGATCAATTGGTCGGACAATCCTTGGTTTCCTGAGACGCTCAAAGAGGAAAAAGACGCACTCAAAAGCCGTGATATTCAGGCTTACAACACAGTTTGGGAAGGAATGTGCCGCCAGACGATTGATGGCGCAATCTTTGCCCGAGAGATGCAGTTGGCTGAAGCCGAGCAAAGAATCACCAAAGTGCCTTATGACCCTGTTAAGCCAGTTCACGCTGTGTTTGACTTGGGATGGGCTGATATGACCGCTATTTGGTTTGTTCAGTTCATCGGCATGGAAACCCGCCTGATTCGGTATTACGAGGTCAACCAGACCACGATGACCGAGATATTGGCAAAAATTCAAACATTTGGTTATGTGATTGACAAGCTTTGGCTACCGCACGATGCCCAAAACAAGACGTTGGCAAGCCAAGGGCGAAGCATTGAGGACATTGTTCGATCGGCTGGATACAAGACTCGCATCCTAGAGCGTGTGCCTGTCATGGACTCAATTAACGCCGCCAGGACAATGTTTAGGTCATGTTATTTTGATAGAGAAAATTGTCACGAAGGGCTACAATGCCTCAGACACTATCGCTATGAGGTAGACCCTGAAACCAATCAGTTCAGTCGCACTCCATTGCATGACCATTACATTCATGGTGCTGATGCGTTCCGCTACATTGGGTTGATGGTCAATGAACCGAAACAGCGTAGAGTCCAACGACAAATCCCGCATGGCTATGGTCAAGCGCACTCATGGATGGGCTAAAAATGGCTACTGAACAGAAGCAAGAGATGTATGACCCTCGGATTGACGAGGCAAAGCAGTTTCTAAAAACGGCTAATGATGCCGACACCATGAACCGCCAAGAGGCACTTGAGGATTTGAAGTTCGTTAACGGCGACCAATGGCCTGTTGAACTGCAAAACTCACGCAACCTTGAGTCGCGCCCTGTTTTGACCATCAACAAACTGGATGGTTATTGCCGCCAGGTGGTCAACCAGATTAGGCAACAACGCCCTCGTCCCAAAGTGCATGGGATGAACAGCCAAAGCGATGAAAAGATTGCGCAAGTCATCCAAGGCTTGATTCGCCACATTGAAGCCAATTCCAACGCTGACAATGCCTACGACACGGCTGCAGACTACGCCGTTCGCATGGGTTGGGGTTACATCCGTATTCGGACTGACTATGTTCGTGAGGACAGTTTTGAACAGGAAATCTACATTGAACCTGTGGATAACCCTTTCACTGTTTATTACGACATTAACTCTGTTCTGCCTGATGGGTCTGATGCCGAGAAATGCCTGATCACCACGATGGTGAGCAAAAAGGATTTCTCCAAGATGTATCCTGATGCTGACCTGATGAGTTTCAGCCAGCGTGGGACAGGCGATTCTCAAAGCGAGTGGATTACCAAAGAGGACATTCGCCTTGCTGAATACTTTTACACAGTCAGAACCAAAGAAAAACTGTTGCTTTTGAGCGATGGTTCAAGCATCTTTGAGTCGGACTTTAAAAAGGCTGAAGAACTGTTGGTCAAAGGTGGCGTGTACCCGATTGACGAGCGCATGAGCGTTAAGAAGTCAATCAAGTGGTGCAAACTGACCGCAACCGAGGTGTTGGAAGAAGGCGAGTGGCCAGGTCGATACATCCCGATCATCCCTGTTTATGGTCGCCATTGCATCGTTGGTGACAAGCGCAAGAAATTTGGCATGGTGCGTCACGCCAAAGATTCTCAGCGTATGTATAACTTCTGGCAGACCTCGCTCACCGAGTCTATTGCCCTTGCACCTAAAGCCAAATTCCTGATGGCAGAAGGGCAAGACGAGGGACATGAAAACGATTGGGCACAAGCCAACGTTAAATCGTTCCCTGTGTTGCGCTATAAACAGACCGACATTGAGGGTCGTGCAGCCCCTGCGCCTGTTCGCTTGCAACCTGAACCGCCGCCTGCTGGCATCTTGGCGGCAACCGCAACAATTGATGACGATATTAAGACCCTGATGGGGATATTTGACCCTGCTCAGTTGAAGCAAGGCAATATCTCTGGCAAGGCTTTGAATGGTCAACAGCAACAAGTTGACCTGTCAAATTACGACTTCTACGACAACCTGACCAAATCCCAATGTCAAGTTGCCCGAGTCATCATTGATCTGATTCCGAAGATTTACGACACCCAGAGGGTTTTGCGGATCATTGGGGACGATGGCAAACCTGATCTGGTGACTGTGAACGAGATGGATTCGGTCAATCAGGTCGTAAACAACAATCTGGCGGTGGGCTTGTACGATGTGGTCATGGATACTGGCCCTGGTTACAACTCCAAGCGTCAGGCGGCTGTGGAGGCGATGACCCCGATTCTGGCTGCAGACCCGAATCTGATGGCTCAAATTGGCGATCTTTGGTTCAGAAACCAAGATTTCCCTGGCGCAGACATTATTGCCGACCGACTTGCAACGCTTAACCCGCTGGCACAACTCGATGAGAAGTCTGATGTACCGCCCCAAGCGCAGATGGCTATTAAGCAACTTCAGGCGCAGAATGAACAACTCCAAAAGGCTTTGGAACAGTTCCAAGTTGAGCGCAAACAGCGCATGGACATTGAGTCTGTTAAGCAAGAGGCTGAAACGAAGCGGGAATTGCTGAAGCAGACTGGCAAGGCTTACAACGTTGAGACTATGGCTGAGGTTAAGGTCAATGACCAAAACACCCGAGCCATTACCTCGCAAAACAAGATGGAAATTGATGCGATTGTTCAGTTGCTTTTGCACCACATGGACACCGCAAGGTTGAATCAAGAGATTGACCGCCGCAATGCCGAACAACAAAAAGCCATGAAAACGGCTGTTGTTGACATTGACCAAGGTCAAAACCCCTTGATGCCCCAATAAATTCGTGGTAGATTTACCACAAACCTTACCTGTGAGGTTCACAGGGCTTAAATCGTAGGGATACGTATGTCCGAAAACTTGGCTAGTAATGTTCTTACTAGCGAAAATGCGGCTGAGTTCTATGCACAAAAACTGGGTTTAGCCCCTGCCGAGCCAGCATCTGAGGCTGAAGTTGTAGAAACGCAACAGTCAGAGCCAGAACTGGAAGCAGAAGGGAGTGAACCAGAAGCGAAAGAGGAAGCCAAACCACAGGACGAGCCTAAAAAGCAAAATCCGAAACTGGAAAGGCGTTTTAGTGAGATTACGAAGCAACGTGAGGAAGCACGCCGAGAGGCAGAAGCCGAGCGTCAGCGAAGGATTGAACTAGAACAAAGAATTGCGGAACTTCAGAAACAGGCGACCCCTAAACAGGTCAACATTGACGAAGAACCACAACCTAGCCAATTCCAAGATGCGTTTGAATACGCCAAAGCACTCGCTGAGTACACGGCTGACAAACGAATTGAGGAGATGAAACGGCAAGAAGCAGAAGCGGCTTTGGCTGCCGAGCGTCAAAAGGTGATTCAATCTTGGACGCAAAAGGTAGAGCAAGCCAAAAGCGAATTGCCAGACTTTGATGACATGGTTGCCTCGTCTGAGGTGGTTGTGTCGGACGATATTCGTGATGCGATTCTTGAAAGTGATGTAGGCCCGAAAATCCTATATCACTTGGCAGAAAACAGCGAATTCGCCAAAAAGGTCGCTAGTATGCCCACTCGGGCAGCCTTGAAAGAGATTGGAAAACTTGAGGCACGATTTGAAGCGAAAGCCGAAGAGAAGCCTGTGGTCAAAAGTAAAGCGCCAGCGCCTGTCACGCCTTTGAAGGCTGTTTCTGGTGTAGCGGAAACGAAATTGTCCAGTGATGGCAATTGGTACGGAAGTTACGCCGAATGGAAAGCAGCACGAAAAGCGGGTAAGGTTCGCTGACAACCCTTTTTTGTCCATTGAATTTGAAAGGAGAGCGTAATGTCTAACACGCTTCTGACAATCAGCAAGATCACCAATGAAGCATTGATGGTCTTGGAAAACGAGTTGACCTTTACCTCGGAAGTTGATCGTAACTATGACGATCAGTTCGCCGTGGTTGGTGCGAAAATTGGCAATACTGTCAACGTTCGCCGCCCTGGTCGTTTCATCGGCACGACTGGCCCCGCCCTGAACGTTGAAGATTTCAACGAGACGAGCGTGCCTGTTACGCTGTCCACCCAATTTCACGTTGACACCCAATTCACCACCCAAGACTTGGCTCTGTCGCTGGATATGTTCTCTGATCGTGTGTTGAAGCCCGCTGTCGCCGCAATCGCTAACAAGATTGACTACGATGGTCTGAACACTGCTCAGTTGAACACCGCCAACATCGTTGGTACGCCTGGCACTCCTTCTAGCGACCTCGGCACTTACCTGACCGCTGGCGCTTATCTGGATGCCGAAGGTGCACCTCGTGATGGTCGCCGTTCGTGTATCGTTGAGCCGTTCACCTCTGCCACGATCGTTAACAGCCTGAAAGGTCTGTTTGTTCCCCAAGAGGCTATCGGTGAGCAATACCGCAAAGGCTTGATGGGTCGTGACTCGGCTGGTATGAACTGGAAACTTGACCAGAACGTGATTTCGCATCAGTTCGGTTCGTTTGCTGGTACTGCCACTGCTGACACCACCTCTAGCAACACTGGCATCCTGACCTCTGGTTGGGCATCAACCAGCACCATCACCATCACCAAATCTGGTACTGTGACCCCCAACGTGGGCGACACTTTCACCATTGCTGGTGTGTACGCTGTGAACCCGCAGAATCGTCAAGCCTATGGCTCGAATCGTCTGCGTAACTTCGTGATCAAGTCGATCAGCGGCTCTACTGTTGTGGTCAGCCCCGCCATCATCGCTGGCGGTCAGTTCCAAAACGTTAGCATCCCTTCGACCAGCAGCACCGCTGCGATCACCTTCTACAACACCGCTGGCACTGTGTCGCCGCAGAACATCATCATGCACCGCAACGCTTTCACGCTTGCAGTTGCTGATCTGGAACTGCCCGAAGGCGTGCATTTCGCTGGTCGTGCTTCGGACAAGGAAATCGGTCTGTCAATGCGTGTGGTTCGCCAATACACCATCAACAACGACTCGATTCCGACTCGTCTGGATGTGTTGTACGGCTGGGCGCCGCTGTACCCCGAACTCGCTTGCCGTGTGGCTTCTTAATTAGGAAAGGAACAAATCATGTCTAATCCTGGACCCGCTTCCACAACCACCGCTAACTATCTGATGAACGGCAACGCCAGCGATGGCGATCTGATTGCCGCCGCAGGTGGAAAAGTTGGTTTCTATGGCACGACCCCTGTCGTTCAGGCTGGTGCTATCACCGCCCTGACCGCGGCCCCCACCACTGCTGAGTTTGTCGCTGCTACCAATGCGATCATCACGGCACTGAAGAATGTCGGCCTTACCGCCTAATTCATTCTGACCGAAGCCACCCTGCTTAACTGTGGGGTGGCTTTTTTATTGGAGATACCATGCACGTAATGATTGCCATCCCTGCCTACACAGGCGTTATCCACATGAGCACGATGCGGTCTTTGATGACCGATTTGATGACTCTGGTTAACAGAGGCGATACATTTACCTTGGTAGACGATATTGGAAACGCCCTGATTGCTGACAGCAGGGGGGTAATCGCAACCAAATTTTACGAGTCTGATTGCGATTGCTTGGTTTTTATTGACAATGATGTAAGTTGGGAAAAAGGCGGCTTGTTAAGGTTGATTGATGCGCCTGTTGACTTGGTGGCGGGTGTTTACCCTAAGCGCCGTGACCCGATTGAGTATCCAATCCACTATCTTGATAAGCCTGAATTGTGGGCAGACCCCAAGACTGGACTTCTTGAGGTTAAGTCTGTGCCCACAGGGTTTATGAAGTTAAGCCGCAAATGCGTGGCTAAGATGATTGATTCTTACCCTGAGAGGCACTATTACACGGCTGAAAGGGACGCTCAG